TGGAATGTTTAGTATCAAATATCAATTATTCCTGAATGACTTGTATTATTTTAATTCTATTAATCTTTTACAATATGCTATGACTAAATCATATCTAGAAGATATTGATTTTCTTTTAACCACTGATAAACAAATCAGATTTAATAAGAGGCAAAATAGATTATATTTAGATATTGATTGGGGAGCACAGAATGTTGATAAGTTTTTAGTTATTGATTGCTATAGGATATTAGATCCTAATGATTTTACTAAGGTATATAATGATAGTTTTGTAAAAAAATATTTGACTGCTCTGATTAAGAAACAGTGGGGACAAAATCTTATAAAATTTAGAGGTGTTAAACTTCCCGGTGGAATAGAATTGAATGGTAGAGAAATATATGAAGATGCTGAAAGAGAGTTATCACAAATAAAAGAAAGGATGACTCTTGAATATGAACTTCCACCTTACGATTTTATTGGATAATGGCATTAAATCCCTTTTTTCTACAAGGATCTCCTGGAGAACAAAGACTTGTTCAGGAATTAATAAATGAACAACTACGTATGTATGGTGTTGAAGTTACATACATACCAAGAAAATTTGTCAGAAAGGAAACAATACTTCAAGAAGTAACATCATCAAAATTTGATGATAATTTTTCAATCGAAGCATATGTAAATAATTATGAGGGATATGGCGGATCTGGCGATATCTTAACAAAGTTTGGAGTCAGTTTAAGAGATGAATTGACTATAACAATATCAAAAGAAAGATTTGAAGATTTTATATCTCCATTTTTAGGTTCCATGGATGAGGATGAGATTATAGTTTCATCCAGACCGAGAGAGGGTGATTTAATTTATTTCCCTTTAGGACAAAGACTATTTGAAATAAAATTTGTAGAACAGGAACAACCATTTTATCAACTTGGTAAATTATATGTTTATGAATTAAAGTGTGAGTTATTTGAGTATGAGGATGAAAGTCTGGATACATCAGTTGAAGAAATTGATAAGACTTTACAATCAATAGGAAATATTATTTCTTTACAACTATTCGCTACTGGTGAGCAAGCAACAGCATCAACCACAATAAGTAGTGGATACGTTAGAAGAATAATATTGAATAATGATGGTTATGGTTATAGAACTGCCCCATCAGTATCAATATCTACTGCACCATCTGGTGGTGTGGACGCTAAAGCAGTTGCAATTACGACATGTATTGGTGGAGTGTATTCTGTTAAAGAAATTTTATTATCAAATGCCGGTGCTGGATATACAGTCGCACCAAGAATAACAATAACTGGTGGTAGTGGAATTGGTGCGGCGGCAACATGTGAAGTTGTAACTGATTACTATGGACTAAAAACAGTTACAGTTACTTCCGGTGGTGTTGGATATTCTACTGCACCAAATACAACTATATCTACACCAGCTTTAAGTCCATCAACTCCAGCAATTACTAGAGCAGTAGTAAGTGCTGCAGGAACAATATCACAAATACTAATAAAGGATGCTGGAAGGGGTTATATTACAAATCCAACTCTTACTATTGCATCTCCCCCAAGTTTGTCTGGTTTTGGAACTTATTGGTTTAATGAATCAGTTACCGGATCAAGATCCGGAGTTAAGGCAAAAGTTAAAAAATGGGACAAAGACACTAATATTCTTCAAGTAGGTATCACTAGTGGATCTTTCTTTGAGGGAGAACTAATAACTGGATCCATTTCAAATGCCACATATAGTTTTAGAAAAGTGGTAGTTAATAATGTTGATAAATATCAACAAAACGATGAAATTGAATATGAAGCTGATCTCATACTAGATTTCACAGAATCAAATCCATTTGGTACATACTAATGTTAGGAACATACTATTATCACGAGATTATAAAAAAAACTATTGTCGCTTTTGGAACACTATTTAACGATATCCATATTCAACATAAAAATTCAGAAAATAACGTTATTAGTGATATTAAAGTTCCTGTTTCATATGGACCAGTTCAAAAGTTTTTGGCAAGATTACAGCAGCAACCGGATTTGAACAAGCCAGTTCAAATTACTTTGCCAAGAATTTCATTTGAAATGACTTCTGTTCAGTATGATGCATCAAGAAAAACTGGGATCACACAAACCTTTAAGGCATTAGATGGCAATCAACTAAAAAAAGTTTTTTTGCCAGTTCCATACAATATTGGATTTGAATTAAATATTCTTTGTAAGTTAAATGATGATGCTCTTCAAATATTAGAGCAAATATTACCATTTTTTCAACCAGCATTTAATGTATACCATAAATCTAGTCGATTCTATTGGTGAGAAGAAAGATGTTCCGTTCGTTTTGAATTCAGTAAATTTTCAAGATGATTATGAAGGAGATTTTTCCACAAGAAGAGCATTAATATATACACTTTCATTTACGGCAAAAACACATCTGTTTGGACCAATAGCAGATACTACAGATGGTCTAATTCGCAAAGTACAGGTCGATACTTATTCAAATACGGAGTTACCTACTGCTAAGAGAGAAATGAGATATACTGTTGTTCCGGATCCAATAAATGCAGAACCGGATGATGATTTTGGATTTAGTGAGTCTATAGAAATTTTTAGCGATTCTAAAACTTATAGTCCAACTCAAGGAACCGATTATTGAAATAATTTATGAGTAACTTTAATAAACTAGATGAAGCTTTAAATATAGAGAGTTCAATTGTCAGTGTTGATGAAATTCAGACTGATATAGTTGAAGAATCTTCTATTGAAACTAATTCAACTTCTGAGATAGTTGATATTAAGAAGGACTATGAATATACAAGATCCAATCTGTATTCTCTTATAGAAAAAGGACAGGAAGCTATTAATGGCATATTAGAATTGGCGGGAGAAGGTTCTAGTCCAAGAGCATATGAAGTTGCTGGGCAACTAAATAAAGAATGTAGGAGATGTAACCGATAAGCTTATGGATTTGCAGAAAAAAATAAAGGATATTGAGGATGAATCATCAATTAAAACCACAAATAATGTGACAAATAATGCACTATTTGTGGGATCAACAGCAGAATTATCAAAACTACTCAAACAAGGTTTTCTAAATAATAAAGAGTAATAATTTAAGCAACTGGTGCATAAAATAAAGTCCCATAAAAGTGTTGAACAAATAGCAAAAAAACATCGTCTTGAAGTTTCTTTTGTAGAGAAGCAACTTAAGATGGGAATTCCTATTGAACATGAACACACTAAAGATAAAGATCTTGCAACTGATATTGCACTTCAGCATTTAGATGAGATACCAGACTACTATACAAGACTTAAAAAAATGGAAACATCTGCTAAAAAGTCCCATGATAAAAAATATAAAGATGTGACCGAAGAAAAAGGTCTTTGGGCAAATATTCATGCTCGTAGAAAAAGGGGTCTTCCACCCAAAAAACCTGGAGAAAAGGGATATCCAAAAACTTTAGATATTGAAGAGGGATTAAAGCAAGCTCGTAAAAATGTAGGTGCCAGTAAGTGTTGGAGTAATAAAAAGGTAGGTAATCCCCCAACAAAAATCAAAGGTGGAAAAGAAGTTCCAAATTGTGTGCCGATTAAAGAAGATATTGGATCAATTAGATATTGTCCAAGATGCAAAAAAGATGAAACTAGTTCAGAATGCAAATATGGTTCAAAATATTGGGAGATGTTTTCAGTTCCGTCCAATTTAAAATTGGACGCTTATGATCCAAATTCTCCACATCCTGGGAACTTGCCAGAAGAAAAAGATCATGAACATTCTATGGCAAGATCAGAAATTTCTACAATAATTTCTGCTGCAAATAGATTAAAGAAAAAAATGAAAGGTGAGGGAAATATTGAGGCATGGGTGCAGTCAAAGATTACAAAGGCGGCAGATTATCTTGATAGTGCAGCAGATTATGTTGATAGTGGTGAGATGAATAAGGAGCAGGTTAGTTTTGAAATAGGTTCTGGGCACAGGCAGGCACAAAAGCAAGCAAAGATCAGAAATCTTGCAACTGGAACTACAAATAAAGGAGAAAAAGAAGCGGCGCTCAGAAAACTTTCCGGTCCTTCATTACCTCTTGCAGATTCTTATGAATATTCAAACTGGAGAGAAGATTTTGGTTTATCTGAAGATTGGCAAAAAGTAAATCGCAAAGATAAAACCGATGGTTTAAGTCAGTCAGCAGTAAATGCTTATCGTCGTGAGAATCCAGGTTCAAAACTTCAGACTGCAGTAACCGAAAAAAAGCCTACGGGCAAAAGGGCTGAACGCCGTAAGTCCTTTTGCTCAAGAATGAAACGGTATGAAGGATAGACTAACTTCTGCAGAAACCGCAAGAGATCCTGATTCCAGAATCAACAAAGCCCTTCGTCGTTGGAACTGTAACTAATGAAATCATTCAATCAATTTCTATCAGAAGCTGTAAACATTGCCGGAGATTTCAACGGCAATCTATACATCAATAGTTCTGAACCACAATCAGAACCAGTCGGAGAGTCTTTCTTTGCTGATGTAATGTGGGAAGGAAAGATTTATCGTTTGGAAGTGGAGGGTTCTATGAG